GGTTTGTAGTTTCTGTATATAGATAATATCTCACCAGAACCTTCATCAATAGTTACGATGTAAGGAATTTTTACTTTTTTTGCTTTGTCATCAAACTCTTCGTAATCATCTAAATTTAAATCTACATGCATTTCAAGAATAGTATGTAGATAATCTCCACCTGTGCTTTTAACTCCTTCTAGTTCACTAATTTTTTTCTGTAAGTTATCTTGTTCAGTAGAGCCTTCTGTTAATTCTATATCTCTATAAAAACCTGCAGCCATTTTTTTTACGACTTCGTTTTTAGTCATTTTAAAAGCGTGAGTAATTCTTTCACAATCTTTTAGATCTGATGCATAGTAAGGAACTACAATTTCTTCTGCCTGTAAAAATTTAGAAACAGGTCTGCCTAATAGTTCATCGTAATATATTTTTTTAAATGTGCTACCAGATAAGGGTAGGTAAAATAACATTTGATCCATGTCCGTTGTAAACTCTTCCATCTCTTCCATAAGAAGATAATTCATATATTCTTTAACACGTTCTGCCTGAAGTTCTATTGCTGGAGTACGTAAACCAACTGTTTGAGTTCTTACAGGTCCATCTGATGGGACTAACTCTTTATACGCTTGTGCTTGAAATTGTGTAGTAGCTTCAGATAACATTGGGTGTGTTACGTTAGAAGCACCTTTAAATGGTCTTGTTACATTTACATATTTAGTGCCAAGTAAATCTAATCCCTTAATGTAAGCATCTTCCCAATCTTTTCTTGAAACTTTATCTTTTTTGTATTCTTCAATAAGTTCCGAAGACATTTCTCTCAATGTCCTCTCATCTATATTCTCTGCTAAGTTTGCGTTGAAATCATCTTGAGGTCTCTCCTCTATTTCCTCTTCACCCTCAACACTAACATCTACAGGTAAGCCTTCCGGTTGTGCATCCTCTTCAACCTGAGCTTCTTCTTCGATTATCTCATCATTCTTTTCAATAGCCATAATTAATTATACCTTCTCTCTTTGAATATATCTACCACAAGACCACCAAGAGCTTTATAAGTTTTTTGTGTGTTTCGCATTATCGGCATCACCTTAATCGCAAACGCATCAAAATACAACCTTGGATCATTCTCCGGTATTAACTTATAACCCTTTTTTGGGTCCTTTACTGCATCATCATGATGTTTTACAGTAAAGTCTTTTAGTTTAGATCTTTCTGGATATTTAAAAGTATTACTCCCTATTTTTTTGTAGGGTAATTTAGGATCAGATAATGATATCTTTGTTGGTCCTGCACTTGAATTATAAAACCTTGCAAGTTTATTCATCAAAGTTGGCATGATTGCTTTACCCTTTTTTTCAATACCCTTACCAGATGAATACCCATAGAATCTTTCGTTACCAGCTTTATAACCTTGACGAAAACTTACCATGTTAAAAGGTGCAACGGCTACATAATCAACATTTTCTCTTGCTGCTTTTTGGACTAGATATTTTAATGCGTGATCTCCATACGCATCAGACTCAAGTAATGGATAATAGTTTTCGCCTTTGCTTTGAGTAACGTTTTTTAATTTGTCATCTATGTCTTTTAAACTTTTACTTAAAAAATTTACACGACCAGAATCTTGTGTATTTATTGCTTTGTTCAAATCATCAATCAATCTTCCTCTTTGACTAACTAACAATTTAATTTCAATGTCGGCTTGGAAAGGATTAAATCTATTTTTAGAATCATATCTTGCACCCTTTGATAAACCTTTTGCTATACTTTGGTTAACGTCAGATTGTATTTCATTAATCATAAATACTTTCTTACCTTCAGGAGTAAATCTAGTGTCGTATCTTATATGGTAAATATTATTAGTTTCTTTTGGAAGCGCATCACTAAAATGTCCTCCCTTGTTAAATGGTGATGTATTTGTTGGAATAGCATCATCTAAAACCATAATTGTTTCTCGATAGTCTTTACCACCCTCTAGTGTATAATTTCTTTCACTACCATAGAAAGTTCTATTATTACGTAATGGTGCTGCTGCTTCATCTATTTCTCCTAAGACTTTATTCATTGTTTTGATATCTTCAGGTCTCATTCTTGGATTACTTCTTACAGCTTTTATTTCTTCACCTAGAGCTCTTAATGCACTTTTACGTACATCGGTTTTCAATCCACCAAGTTTATATATAACTTCATCTATACCATCTGTGATTTCATCTGAACCTCTAATGGCTGATGATGCATAATTTTTTCTAATGTTTTTTAATTGATCAGCAGATGTTTGTAAGGCTCTATCAAAATTTTCTTGAGCTCCTTTAGCCATACCTAATTCAATAGGTCTTAATCTATTTACAGGATTTAATTTTATCATTGCTCCTAGCTCATTAGCATCAAGCTTAAGACCAAATTTTTTTGCAGCAAATAACAAACCACCTGTCAGATCTCCAGCATCATTAAAAATTGCTAAGTTGGAATCAAATAATTCTTCTTTGGATATGTTTACTTCTTTACCTGCAAAGGGTCCTCTATCATATTTAAATTTTTTTTGATCTCTTACAGTTTCAGTTATAGGTTTACCAAATACTTTTAAATTTACTTTTCTTGTACTTGTTAACCAATCTGTCCATTCATCGGCTGTGTATTTACCAGCACCCTTTCTCATAATCCAATCGTATGTAGATGAACCAAAAGCAGGAGCTGTCTTCTCTCCCATGTGTAATTCTTTTGTAACGTTTCTGACAATGCCTGGTGTTTTGATATCACGTATAGCTAATTCTAATCCAGTCTCTTTCTGAGAAGCAGGAGTGTATGTGATTTGTTTTGTTTGTTGTCCGGTGGTCGGTGTTGCTGAAGGCTTCTTAGCCTTAAGTAATTCCTTCCCTAGATTAAGTAAACCCTTTAGGGACATAGTCCCTCCTAGTACATTGATGTAGGTTTAGTTCTCGCCATTCCGCCACCACGGGCTTTTATCATTTGACCTTTTTTAGCCATACCCATTTGACCCATTGGTCTTTGCATCATACCGCCACCCATTTTTTTTAGAGGTGTCATGAATTTACTTCTACCAGGTACTTCAATTGGTGTTTTTGGTTTTTTACCCATAACACCTGATCTTTTAATTTTTTGTAAAGCGACTCCTAATTTACTTTTTCTTTCTCCCATAGTACCAGTGTCAGCTCCACCACCTTTACTTAATTTGCCTGCTTTTTTTAATTTTTTAATTTTGTCTATGATTGATCTTGATCTTGTCATTGATGGGTTCTCCTTAAGTAGTCTTTGGGTAAAACGATTAGCAGTCAAACCGCCCTGTCTTTTTTTCATTATACCACCAGCCATTTTTTTATTTTTATTTTTAGCAGCTTCTGTTTTTTTAGCTTTAGATTTTAAATATTCTTTTGCTGCAAGTGCTGCTCCAACTACAGGTAATAAGATTTTACCAACTCTTGTAGATTTCATTGCTCTAAGAGCACGTCCTTCTCTTGCTTTTCTTCTATTGAATTGCTCAGCAGTTTCTTGTTTACCACCTATCATTTTAAAACCTTTATCTTTTCTCATTGCTTCTAAAGTTTTAAATTTTTTTCTTTGACCTAATATTCTAGCACGTGGCTTAACACCAGAGATTGTTGCAACTCTGCCTCTAGAGTCTCGAGGTCCCTCAAATGGTTTTGAGAATCCGCTAAAAGTTCTACTTGCTCTAGCGTCTGTTCCTTTTTCTGTAAGGATACTTTTTCCTCTTTTAGCTCCAGTTACTTTGCCTGGATCTATCATTGTATCTTGAAGACCTTTGCCTCTACCTTTTGCTTTTTCTTGTCTAAGGATTTTAAAATCTTGTGCATCTATTTTGTTATTTTTATTCTTGTCTAATTTTGCTTGGCCACCTGATAAATATCTAGGCATATTTTTTTGTCTTTCTCTACTAGCTTTTTCTTCCGCAGCTTCAGCCAATCTTTGCTCTCTGGACATTTTTCTTTCTCGTGGCATAAGTTCTCCTAATAATATTTATATTCCTTTTCTAATTTTATTGGTGGGTCATCCCAGTTATCTGAATACGTAGAAACAAATCCACCTTGCCTATATCTTAACACAGCTTGGGTCATGCTGTCTACATAGTCGTCGTATTGACCATTAGGAAAAGCTGCACATTCCTCAATGACTTCTTGAGCAAAGTGCTCATCTAATGGTGCAAATACCATTCCAGACTCAAATACAGGCGCACAGCTATTTATTCGTGTATGCTTATCTCTACCTCTTGCAGGAACAAAATCAACCACTGGTATACCTGCTCTTCTTAACTCGTGTATTAATGGTTGCCCTGAGGCTTTAGCCTCAATGATTACAGTTTCCGGTTCCCAGTATTGATACTGCTCTATCGCTACATTCTTGAGATCTGGAAAGTCATACCTACCCTTCATAGCATCTAAAAGTATAATACATTTTTCATAACCATCTACAGGCTCAAATATTCCCCATGTAGTAATAGCTGAATAGTCTGCAGATTCTTTTTTAGAAAATGCAGTATCATAACTTTGAATAACATGTAGTAGTTTTGGTAAATGTTCTTGATCCCAATCTTGCCACCACTCACGTTTGATAATGGCTCCTTCTTCTGAAGTTGGGTCCTGCATGTATTGAGCATTCCAGTTCTTGGTTGAAATTGATGCTTTAACAGAATCAAGATCATCTTTAGACCAATACTCAGGCCATACAGGTTTATCATTAGGTAATATAGCAGGGAACTCAATTACGTCCCACTTGTCCGCTTTGGGTTCACTTTGTGACTTCAAGAGCCTTCCAGTAAGATCGTCTACCGCCCACCGGGTCATTACAACTAGGATACGACCACCTGGTTGTAAACGTTGTCTGGGTCCTGAACTATACCACTCGTAAGCTCTATCCATTGCAGAGTCAGACATGGAGTCTTGTTCTGTATGTGGGTCATCTATAATTAACAAATCAGCACCACGACCTGTAATGGACCCTCCAACACCAGCAGCGAAATATTCACCACCATGATTAGTTTCCCAACGTCCTTTTGCTTTAGAGTCTTCTCTAAGTGTTACGTCACCAAAAATTTGTTTGTAGTCTGGGGTGTTCATTAAGTTACGAACTTTGCTACCGAACCTTGAAGCAAGTTCAGCGTTGTGCGATACCTGCATAATTTTTTTCTTTGGATACTTACCAATATACCAAGCAGGAAACAAATAAGATGCAAATTCAGATTTGGTATGCCTAGGAGGCATATTAATGATGAGCCTCTTTGCTTCACCATCAGCTATGTCCTGAAAAGATTCAGCGATTATTTGATGGTGCCCATAGTTCTTTGGGTCCTTTGTTTTTCTATAGATAAAATCTTCCCAAACAGCTTCAGCAAAAATTATAAAATTATCCTGGCATAACTTGATCCACTGCAACTGCTTTTGCAGGATTAAATCTTTTATTTCGTCTTCAGTGAGTTTTTCAATATTCATCTCGTTTGGGACCCTAGTATATTTGTATATATTGCTTTGTAAACCTCTTTGCAACGCAAAACCTGTGCCTGAACGTCGTCGCTGTTTTTAACAGGAATTTTTACAGGTCGTTGGGATTTTAGAACCTTTTTTTTAGGTACACCAATGGCGTTGTTAAACGCCATTGGTTGTTTATTATTATTGATCGGTTGGGGTTAGTTGCTGTATCAACGTTGAAAACTTATCAAGAATATTATTCTTGAACTCATCAACCACAGCATTTCCATTGTTCTCTAAAATATGTTTTTCACATTCGCCCATTAATAGTTGAAACATGATCTCATAGTTGAGTTGTTTCTTTGCACCATTAGAGACTAACATATCTTTGAGTTGAGTTGGCGATTTATCGCCAACTCTCTTCGCTAATACTTGAGCAATATTTATTAAATCATTATTGGGCATTGTTATCCCCTATTGCTTTGTACTCACTATATTCAATGTCAGTAGTGAACTTATTGTATAAATCGTTATGAGCAATTTTGAAATTTGCGGTCTCAAACTTTTTTCTTTTACGATTTATTTTTTGTAATCCAAAACTATTTCCTTGTTCATCTTGAACAATAATTAAGTTTTGGTTTGTTCTATCAAAGCAATCCACAACATTTTGTTTCATTGTGTCTAACTCTTTAGATAGTCTATTTGCTTTTAGCTTTAATTGAGCATAAGCAAGAACTACTTTTTTTTCATCTTGCTTTAGCTTCTT